CGGGTCAGTCCGCGTCGTCTACGCCGTTGGCGGTGTTTTGTTAGACGACGGCAATGGTAATCTCAGCGGGGCCGGCGGAACAGGAACCGTTGACTACACCACGGGAGAAGTCGAGGTGGTGCTCACTGGCGCGCCCGCCTTGGGCTTCCCCATCCAGGTTTACTACGACCCGATCATTGTGCAGTTTACCAGCCTCTACGCAGGGGATATTGGTAACGAACGGCCTGTCCTGGCGGAAGGGCTGTTTGTATGGGTGGACAAGTCTCCCAGCACCCCAACGACGAATCTGGCTGTACAGTGGTATCGCGTGCGCGTAATGTTCCCGCAGGATGGCGGCCCATCGGTGGCGGTCGAAACTTTCGATGCCCTGCGCACCATGGCAGAAATGGAACAAATCGTCAACGACGCCGTTAATGGGTCAAAGTACATTCGGCTGGAGCGCAGCGCGCTGGCAGGGGAAGCGGACATCACTTACGACAGCAATGTTGGCCAAAAAATCGGTATGACGGGCGCCTATACTGCCGCTGATGTTATCGGGACGCATGTGGCCCCGGCGTACACTGGCCTCCAACTGTTCTCTAACCGAGAAACGGTTCCGGTCCACTTTCTCACCGCTCCTGGAATATGGGACAGAAGAGTTCAACTCGCTGGCATCGACCTGTGCGAGCGCCGTCATTGCGTCTGGATCTTCAGCATGCCGGACTTCGATGACCCTTACAAAGCGCGGGACTTCGTCAACGGGCATTACAATGCGATCTCCCCAACGGCGATCGCACGGCCTGAAATTGATGTCCCTTATCCCCCACTGGCCACTATCAGCACCACTTATGCCTTCTGCACGTTCCCGTGGCTGAAGTACTATGACCAGTATGCGGACGCTGAAGTGTGGGAACCTGGTGAAGGTGATGCGCTGGTGCTCATCAGCAAAGTGGATCAGACGGCAGAACCGTGGTTCCCCATCGCTGGCTTGCGGCGTGGGAAGATCAGCAACATCGTTGACTTGCGGTACTCTCCCAATGAGGGAGAACGTGCAGCGATCTACGGCTTGACTGGGGAAACTGTGCAAGTGGTAAACCCCTTCGTCAAGTTTGAGGGCCAGGGGATCTATCTGTATGGGCAGAGGACTATGGAACGCACGGCGAAAGCCACTGATCGACTGCATGTTCGCTGGACGGCCAATCTGGTGGCCATCTCACTGCTCTATTCCGGGCGAACCTTCCCCTTTGAACTGAATGACGCCGTTCTGTGGCGAGAGGTGGCTGTGGCTGTCCGCCGCATCATTTCCCCCATTGCCGCCAAACGCGGGATTTATGACTACCGGATTGTGTGCGACAGCACGACGAACACGCCGGAAGTGATCGCCAATGAAAAGAAGGTGATCTGCAAGATCTTCATAAAGTGGGCAGAGGCGGCGGAAGAGATCGAGTTCCAGATGATCTACACCCCGACTGGCAGCGACTTCTCAGAAGTCGCCCCATTAGGCTAAGGAGAAGACCATGGGAAATTACCCGTTTAACGCTATACAATTGGCCCAGCGCAGGTTCAACCCTCAGTTGGGCCACATGGGGATGATGGAATTTCACATCGACGACTTGGTGTCTGGGGGGAAAGAAATTCTGGCACTCGGATTGGCCAACTTTTCTTTCCCCTCCCCCAGGAAGGTGTCCCCGGTCACCGTCAACTACCTCAATGGCGTCATCCGTTACCCTGGAAAGCCAGGTCCTATCGAGGGTTTCTCAGCCACATTTGTGGACTATATTGACGGCCGGCAGCGCGAAATTCTGCATTCCTGGTTTGACTATGTGTATGACGAGCGCACTGGTGTCGGCGGGTTGCCGGCGCAGATCAAAGTGGATGCGCATGCCCTGCTTTTCGGTCCAGATGGAATTGAGCGTGCGTCTTATCTCTTGTACGGAGTCTGGCCTGAAGGCGACCCCCCATTACCCGGAATTGATTTTGGAGGGGGTGGGGGTGGTGTTGTCGAAATGCAAATGCAATTCAGTGTGGACTTCATTGAGGAAGAGTTCGTCAATCGGCAGGGCACCAGCGGTGGTGCGCAAGGATCTGGTTTCGGTTCTCTGGGTGCACTAGAGAGCCGCCAAGCCGCATTACAGGGGTGATAAGACAAGTGTACTACAAGGAGATTTTTCATGACAGCGACTATTTCACTCCCCTACCAATTGCCCTCTCGGGGGCTGCTATATGGGGGTAAGATACCGGATGGGAATGTAACCATCCTCCCGATTCGTGGCGAGCAGGAAGAACTTCTAGCGGGAACGGCAGACAAGGCCGAAAGTTCCCTCATTGTCTTGCAGCATGTCACCCAGCAGCTTGTGCAGACACCATCGGATTTCGCTTTTCAAGATTTGCTCGTCACCGATTGGATGGCGTGCCTTTTAAATCTGTTGGTTTTCTCCTATACGCCTACAATTACGCTTAAACCAAAGTGCCCACGGTGTGGGCACTCCTTTGTCCAGACCACCAGTGTCCCCGAACTTGAGTGCACCACCGTCGAAAAGTTCGACGCTACTACATACCGTGAGCCCTTCACTTCTAAACCCCTCCCGCGTTCTGGTGAGACCGTTAAATTTCGGTTGCTGCGCTTACGAGACCTGAATCGAATCCAGGACTATGTGCAGAAAGTGCAGCCGCGCCTTGGCGCAATAGGGGGAAACCCCGCACTATCATACACTCTCGCCGTCCAAATTCTGTCCGTCAACGATGTGGCGAAGACAGATTTGGAGATCATTCGCTGGGCGAAAAATGCCTTGGCCTTCGACTTGCGCTTTTTGCGGGAGCAAATCGAGAGTTACGAGACAGGGTATGACCTGCGCCCGACATTCAAATGCCAGAAATGTGAGGAGTTGTTCCAAGTGCAACTGCCGCTCGACTTTTTTCGTGCAAATGCTTCCCAGCTTGGACAAACTTAGGGAGCAGCGCTTCGGCATGATGGTGTGCGCCGAGCGCACCTATCAAGAGTGGGCTGCCATGACCCCCTGGCAGCGGGACGATTTCATCCATCGTTTTATGAAGTACCAGCAGGAACGCAAAGAAGAAGCAGATAAACAGACCCAAGAGATCAGGGCTAAAATGCCCCGAGCTCCACAAGGGAAATTTCATTAGGGAAAACTATGCCGGCCTCTTCGCAGAATATCGTTGAACTCATCCTGACGATGAAGGACGCCCAGGAAATCCTCGACCAGTTCAAAGGGGTTGAGCGGGCCGCCGCCGAAGTCGTTCTCGCCGTGAAGAACGGGGTGGCCAATATGGCCAGCATGACCACAACTGCCACTAGAGTTGTGGCTGACAAGTTGCAGCAATTCACGCTCAACCTTTTTGACAGAACGGGCCAGGCCACTAGAGATTTAGGGGCGTGGTTCGTCTCTGCGCTCAATTTAGTTCGTGAGCAGTACCCAATCCTCGACACAGCCCTGCAAACGTACATCGTCAAGCCGGTCACGAGCCTGTACGACACCGTGACAAAAACCCTGCACAAAATAGTTGGTAAGACGTTGGGATACTACGAAGAGGGGACCACCTTCATCGAGAAAATTTCCAATGTGGCGAGAGGTGCGGCCAATGCACTTTACGACACCACTCTGGGGAAGATTTCTCAAGCGACGGACTACTTGGCTAAAGAGTACCCCAAGACGGCAAAACTTTTAGAGGGGTCGTGGTTGGTTGCAAAGACGGCTGTACTGGCCTTTTCAACGGCCATGGTGGGAGTCCCCGCAATAGCCATTAAGGCCGGGCAGGCAATTTATGGCATCGGCGCTATGGCCGTAAACGGGCTAGGGAAGGCGTGGAATGCCGTCAAAGTGGGGGTAAAGATATTTTCTGACATTAAATCTTCTATCATTGGCTCAAAGAATCATCTTGGAGAATATGAGGGGGGCATCCTTGGGATCAGTAAGGCTCTAAATTTAGCGAAGAAGGCAGCTAAGATTTCTATCGAGATTGTTGGGGTAGTTGGGGCACTCGGCCTTCTAAAAGCGTTCTTCATGCAAGCTGGTGGGATCTTCGCAAGCAGCGGAAGCGCGTGGGACATCATTATGGACCGCGTCAATGCCGCCCTGCTGCCTGTCGCCTCCCAAATGATTAGGCTGGCCGAAAAAGTGGCACCGATGATCGTGCGCGCCATGATGCCGCTCGTCGACATGATGCTCAAACTGTTCACTTTCGCTAACAAAGCGTTGGATGAGACGGTGACAGGGACCGGGAAATTTGGTGGGATTCTAGGCACTATTAAAGACACGGTCAAGGCCATTGCCGAAAGTGGATTCGGGATGTTGATCAGCTTGTCCCGCACCCTTCTGCCCATCATCATTGAAATTTCTAAATTTACGGGCGAGGTATTAAAAGACATCGTGGTACAAGTGCTCCCTATGGTGAAGGAACTTGCCGCCACGCTATTCCCGGCGATCACCTCTGTATTCAGGCAGCTCATGCCTATCGTCAAAGATTTGGTCAAGGCCCTTGTCGAGTCCCTCGCCCCCATCATCGTAGAACTTTCTGGTAGCATAATACGCATCATTCAGGATCTCGTAAAGCTTCTTCCCGCACTATTGCCAGCCTTAAAAGATTTGGCCAAATCTTTGGCAGAACTGTTGGTGGCTGTGGCCCCCATGTTGGTTGGGATCCTTAAAGCGCTGACTGAAATCACGGCTAAACTGTTGTTGCCCGCCGTTGTCAAACTGCTCGTCTGGTTTACCCAAATCCTGGTGCAGATCATTGATCTACTCACGGGGGTAATCTCCATCATCGTGGAATTGGGGGGGATAGCGAAAGGCACGTTCTACGCGGTCATTGATGACATCTCCGGGTTTTTCTACGGGTTAGCGAACGTGGTGGACAAGGTGTTCGGCGGGATCTTCACATTTCTCAAAGAGTCCTGGACTGAGCTGAAGGAATTTTTCGGGTTTGACACGCTAGCGGAAGGGATTGCCGGGGTCTTTGGCAGCATCGCCTCCTCTTTAGAGACGCCGTTCAAGGTCATGAAAGAGTATATCAACGCCTTCATCGTCGAACCGATTCGGTGGTTTCTCACAACAGAGTTGCCCGTAATCGGTTCGCTGGCGGACCTTTGGGGGGATCCAATCCCGAAGCCGATGGCGGTTGGTGGCATTGTATCCAAGCCAATGGTCAGTTTGCTCGGTGAAGCTGGCCCAGAGGCGGTTATCCCGCTCACCCCGGAAGGTATCTCAAAAATCGCCCCGGCCATTATACCGCAAGCGCCGCCAGTGATAGTAAGGCCGGTCATTGTCCCAACAACCCCGGCTAATGTGGAGTTCCCAGATCGCATGACCACCGCTCATGGCCCGGCTATTGTCGATGTGCTGGGCCGAATTGAGCGGGTCCTGATGACGATAGAGCGTAAAATTCAATACTCCCCCGAGGAAGAGCAAAAAGATATGCCTATCGCGTTTACGCTGGAGGGATTTAGCGCATGATGACACCACCAGGGCCGCCGACTCAGTGCAGTATTACTCTCAAAGATGTCCCGACCGAACGGTTGTTGTTCGAGTCCTTTCCTACCTCTCTGTCGGAGGGCTATAATACGAAGTGGGACACGCTTAATGCAGGTGCGGCAACCGCCGATTTCCGCGGTAAGTATGGCGGTGGGAATTTTGATCCCTTCAGTTTGAGCCTTGAATTTGTGGCCGGGTTGCACCCAAAAGTAAACAGGCGCGCGGGTCTCGGCGTCGAATTCGTTCTTAAAGAAAGTTCATACGGACGGGAGACAAGAATAGCGGACGATAGATATTTGGATCAAGAGCTAGTGATGCTGGAGAGAAAGGTGAGATGGCTGCAGGCCCTTGGGCTACCCCGCCCAACTAGGCAACGCCCTGCCGGCGGGCGGGGGGTGGTGGAAGGGGAACCACCAGAGGTTCTTATCACGATTGGTCGATTTATGACGATCAGTGGCATTGTGACAAGCACTAACACTAGTTGGAAACCACCGTTCCACCCAGTCTCTGCGCGGCCTTATACGGCGGAAGTCAGCCTGACCATCAAGCGCCTTTTCACTTTCTTCCCAGACTGGTACGATGTTGCAGAGCAAACGGTGCCAACAGTTGTCCCGTTTGACCCCATTGCGTCCCAACGTGCGGCTAAAGCGGGTGTTTCTCAAACAGAGAATTGGAACCAGCAGTCGTATGAGGGGCTTTCACAAAGTCAAGTTGTGCAGCTTATGGCTGATGATATGGAAAAAGTTTTGGTCTGGAGCCCAAGGACATGACGCAAGAATTAAAGCTCCCATCAACCTCTCGTTACCGAGTCACCCCCGTATACAGTAAGGCTGGCTGCGCATTTTTTGGTGTGTGGGTCAGGCCCAACGTAAAACGCGATGGGGACGAAAAAATTATTACGATCGGCGACGAAAATCGTGGGCAACTGGACTTGATTGCCCATGAGGAGTATGGGGATCGTTCCCTGTGGTGGGCGATTGCGAGTATGAATTTTATCCGAAGCGTGTCCGACGAAGTAGTCCCCGGACTTCGTTTAGTAGTCCCAAAATTGGCAAACATCAAGTCAGCCCTACTGGAGAGTGGTGATGGCGCACACAATTAGGCCGATCATCGAGATCAACCCATCATACCCCGATTCGGGGAGAAGCATAGACATTACCACACGGGTACGGTACTTGACATTGGGGGAATCTTTGCTGTCAGGGGAAATGCCGTGGCTCATGGAGCTAGTTGCCGACTCTCTCACCTCCGATGAAGATTTGATGTTCGACGACCGCAATTTGGCACTTCGTATTTCTACCGAGCAGGACGGGAAGGAAACCACTTCTGGATGGCGGCACTGCTTGGTTGAGCGCAGCAGTTTGTACTATTCGGGGACGCACCCGATAATCCGTTTGGAAGGCAATAGCTTGGCCCCCCTCTTAAAGCAGAAGCAGAAATGGCGGGTGTTCACCAATCGCTCTCCTGGGGAGATTGTGCGATCCATAGCCCCGGAGTATGGAATGATCGCGCAAACCCCCGATATGGACAAGGGGACTTGGCAGCAGTTGGGGGAACACGATTGGTCATTTTTGCGCTCCATCTTAGAGGAGACTTCTCCTGCATTCGGGCAAAAACGGGGCTGGCTTGTGGTTGACGGTAAAACTTTGAAAATCCTGACTTTGAATTACGCCGCCCCGGTGGTTCGTAGCTTCCTCGTCGGACGTGGTGATGACCGCAGCGCTGCGATAAAGTTTGTGTGCCATGGTCGGGCAGTTGAGGAGGATGGTGGCTCAAAACTCCGCATACATGGGTTCAACATTTTAGGGAAGCACTCCTTGCTGTACACGCCACCTGATGCAGTAATCCCCGTCCTGACTAGGGCATTATTGCACCCTTACGGTACTGGGTTTCAAGAATACTCAACGAGTTTGCAGACCGTGCGGGAAGTGCAAGCGCAAGCCAAGCGGCAGTGGGTAGAGAGGACGTCTTCCTATTTTTCATTTCAGCTTTCTGTACTTGGTGACGTACGCCTGCGCGCGGGGGATATGATAGAAGTCATTGCCTCCGATACGGGGGTTTCTTCCTCGCTGGGCGGGAAATACCCGATCTATGAAGTTCAGCACATCTATGCACATGCGGCAACAAAAAATCACCCAGTGGGGGTCACTACCCATCTGGGTGGTTTTCGGCGCACATTTCTCTACGGAGACATTAAAGCGCAGGGCATTGGGCATGACCGTGTCATCTCTGAAGACACTTATGCCCGTGACGGTCATGGACAGGAAGAAAGTATCGTCGTGCCGGTGGTGGAGCTGCCATGAAACAATTTATGGGAATTTGGCCAGGAATCGTAGTGTCCCGGGATGACCCCGAGCGAAAAGGCAGGATTCGGGTACGAGCACCCCAGGTGTACGGCGCAATGGAGGCCGAGCATATTGCCGATGCTGATCTTCCATGGGCTACCCCATGCTTCCCGTTTGCGGGTAAAAGCTCTGGCTTTTCTATGATCCCTGAAGTGGGGAGTGGGGTTTGGCTGATGTTCTATGGTGGTGACCCTGGCGTCCCGATTTATCTTGGCGCTTGGTATGGCCATGCCGACGGGTTCCCAGAGCAAGCACCAGAAAATTTCGTCATCAAGACGCCATTGGGGTGCATTCTCAGCTTAGACGATAGCCAAGCGACCCCAGGTGTACTACTACAGGACGCCACACAGCAGGAAATGAAATTTGACAGCCTTCAAGGGAAAATTTCTATCCGCGCCCTGCAAAATCTCGAGGGGACGTCCGGGCAAGATCTTTCTCTTAACTCCGGTGGGCAGATGACTCTATCCGCCGGATTGCTGTTGAACTTATCGGCCCTGGCAGCCATTACAATCTCCGCTATTGCAGCGTGCACCATCAGTGCCGGGGCCGCTCTTACTATTACGGCGGTTGGGGCGCTTCAACTGCTCGGGCTGAATGTTGTGTTAGGGCAGGCAGCGACTGCCCAAAAACTGTGTAATAAAGCCATGATGGACTTGTACAACTCGCACACGCACGTTTACACCCTGCCACAACATCCGGGGGGGCCGGGGGCAACCTCTGTCCCCACGCAACAAGGGATTGAGGACACGCATACCACAAGCCATGTGAGGTGTAGCTAATGTCATCACTACAGCAGAAATCTGGCCCGGCGTTCCCATTCGGGCGTAGTATTCGCAGCGTTCTGGGGGAAAAGACGCGGCGAGAGTCCATACAAACGGCGGTACGCCTGATACTAGAGACCCCCAAGGGGAGCATCCCCTACGCCCCAAATTTTGGTTCGCATGTTCCACATTTGGTCTTCGACCCCCTTGACGACACCTTACTCAATTTGCTCATATACTACGCTGTGCATGACTTAGAAGAGCAGGACACACGGATCAAAGTGCGCTCTGTCGTCATCAATATTGTTGCACCGCATCATGTTGCAGTCCAGCTCGGCTATGAGGACCGGAACTCCCCGGGCTTGCCAATCCAAAAAACTATGGTAGATTTCTCGGGGGGGCAATAATGGTAACGCCCACGATTAGCTATACGGAACGGGATTACGAATCGGTGAAGCAGGCGCTGTTCAACTGGATCAAGCTGCGCTTTCCTAAAGATTGGCCCGAGTTCATGGAGACAACGGTAGCCAAGAACATTGTGGAAGTTGTGGCTTGGGCACATGGGCAGAGGGCATACTACTACGATGTGCAAGCGCGTAACTGCTATTTGGAAACCGCCGACCTGCCGGAAGCGGTCATGGCTCTGGCCAGGCAATTGGGATACCGCCGCCGGCTGGCGACCGCGGCCTCTGTCCCGGTTAAGCTTTATCCCAACCCGCCCCAAGCGGCCCCCATCACCATCCCCAAAGGGGCCATGATCGAGTTGGGGGAACTCGCATTTGAAGCCAGTGACACTTATGTCATTCCCGCCAGCTCCACCGTTTGGCCGGGTGAAGACGACACTGCCCTCGTCGTTTTTGTTGCGGGGCGGACACGGTCGGAAGAATTTGTTAGTGACGGCGCACCATATCAAGCTTTCCCGCTCGCACACACGGACATCATCGACGGTTCGATTACTGTGAGCGTACTCGGGGAAGAATGGCAAGAAGCGCCTTCCCTGATCCTAGTTGAGGGGAGCGGGCGCGGGCGGGACACTTTCATTGGCACTGGGGAGGACGGGCAAGTCTATACCCTTTCCGCCATGTATGCCATCATTGACCCCAACAATGAAAATACACTTGTGGTGATGGTTGATGGGGAAAAGTGGCAACAGGTTGACGAATTTACTGAGGCACCTAAAGAGTTCCGCGCCACCCAAGATGTAAATGGCGTGACACAATTGCACTTTGGTGCTGCCGCCGATGGAGCAGCCCCAGAGGATTTGTCCGTAATTGACGTGCTGTACCAAATCACGGGGACGCAGAAGCGGTACACAGTAGACCTGGACCGGGCCGGTTCGGCCACTATCCGCTTTGGCGGTGGGGAGCATGGTGTCATACCCCCAAGTGGTGCGGCAATTTCAATTTCTTACCGAACTGACGGCGGTGTGTCTGGGAACATCCGGCGCAGCCAACTCGATGGGACTGTCCGTGGCGTTCTTCCCAGCGGGGCGGAGGTCAACGTGCGCGCTTACAATTATGAGGCGGGCAGCGGTGGGGAAGAAATTGAAAGTCTGGAGCGTGTCAAGTTCCTGGCTCCCCGCTATGCCCAAGCTAATCAGCGCGCCGTCACGGGAGATGACTTCGCCGTTCTCGCCATGGCGTTTTCTGACGCTCGATATGGTGCCCCTGCATTTGCTTCTGTGCGCCTAAAACAAAGGGTGCCGGAACTCAATTTGGTGCAAGTTGCTTTGTGGAGCCGGGATAATTTAGGGAGAATCCACACGGCGTCTTCCCCTCTTAAGCAGGGGGTAAAATCCTTCCTGGACGCCAAGCGCACCATTTGTACCTATCTCGAGATGGTTGACGGTGACGTCCTGTATTTCGACATACAGGCAAAAGTTTTGCTCCGTGGGGGGAGGACCACCTCATCCATGTTGTCCCCTGTGACCGCCACACTATTGCAGCACTTTAACAGCACATTTGTTGTGCCCGGGACCGACCTTTCGCTGGCCCTCCTTATCGAGAAACTTCTGTCCGTGGAATATGTCGAGCTGACTGCTCTCGAACAGGTCGTCGGCTCGCGCCTGCAAAGTCTTGACCTTGGTCTTGGCGACGGCACAACTATGAATTTTTCTGGGGCATTCACTGTTCCAGGTGGGGTTCAAATCGTTCCAGAAACTTTTGAGTTCTCGGACGGGAATATCAGCATCACCGATGATGGAGTGGGGAATTTGGTGGGGGCTATAGATGAAACTGACCCTACCAAGAACAAGATCAACTATCTGACTGGGAAGTTTGACGTTTCCCTGGCGGCGGCCATACCACTCGATGCGGCAATATCTGCCGAAGCTAGAGTATATGCGTATGCCCCCTATGAAATGAGCGAGTTGCTGCCGGAAAATAAAATTGATGGGGTCGTGGAGTTCCCGGAAATTGTCCGGCGTCCCCCATATGGACTATGCTCTGGCATTTCCGTAAGCACGGTGCTGCCGGAGGAATTTCTGCCGTATACCCCGCACCGCTTGGTGTTCCTTGGTGGTTATGACAACTATGGTACTCAACCTGGGGGGCAGCTCATAGCGTATGATGATGGGAATGGAACTGTTGTGGGGGACGTAGCCCCAGGGGGAACCGTCAACTATGACACCGGGCAAGTGAATTTCAACTGGAACACCACCCCGCCTCCGGTGGGGACTACAGATTATTGGGGGTATCTCTCCCCGATACCGGACGGAGTGCTAAAGCAATTTTCTTTCGTCGTCCGTACCTCCTCCGGAGGCGGAGGTTCACCCGTGAACTTGGTGACAGCTAATGCCCTGGGGCGGCTCAAATTCGTCCTCAGCGATATGAACACGGTCAACGTGACCCATGAAGATGCGTATGACAATGGCCAGTCCGCCATCCACGGCCCAACTCTAGACCAAGTGGAGGTAAACGAGGTCGTGTACGCCGATCCCGGCCTGTCTTATGCAATCGGAACTCTGACCTTTCAAGTGGCCCCAGATCCGGTTGGGGGGAGAGATTTCAAGATCCAGTTGACGCCTACCACCTTATTTCTGTACGCGGCGTTCTGCGCTTATCTTCCGGGTGCGTTGGGCTATGATAAGATTGTGGTGGCTGACAATATGGGGCATCTCTATGGGGACGTGAGCGAAGCCTACCCCTATGCCCAAGTGGATCACCGCTGCGGGCGATATAAAGCGAATCTTACCAGTCCCAGCGCCGTCGGGCGCCAGATCACGATCAGTTACGATGGGCCGATTGGTTCCATAAGCCGTGATATACCAATCAGTCATTTGACGATGCCGACGCTGGCGCGTGTCAAACTCACCGAGATGGTACGGGAGGTAAACGTCTAATGGATATCAGCAACCACTTGCGAGTCGACTTGTACTCCAAACTTCTCCCGGCGATCATCAAAGAGGATATGGCGCATGGGGTCGAGTCCATCACCAACTTTTGGGACGATCCGGATTTTGTCTGGGACGAGGGAAAAATGTGGGATGAGCTGGGGATCCTCCCCGTCATCAAGAACTTGTTTTACTGCATCGAGCAAGAAGAGGTTGCAGATCTGCGCGAGATCGACCACTTGCGCGACTTGGTAGACCCCAATCTGGCGCCTGACAAGTTCTTGGATTACTTGGCCCTCACGTTGGGCCACCCACTAGAAGAGGGGCTTACCACCGAAGCGAAGCGGGAGGTGATTAGAAGCGTCATAGCCCTCAACAAAGTCCGAGGTCGGGATTTATCCTGGCCGGTGTTCTTCCGCCTGCTCGGCTTTCAGGTTGTCAGCACTCCCTTGTGGAAAAAAAATGTGCATGAAGAAAATGACGACTACTCGCGCACTCAGTATAAAACCGAGCAGATAATCGGGGAGGTTTTGGGCACACCTGGCCTCACGAATTATTCCGGCAGTGTGGGAGATGCCCCAATTCAACCCGGTTCTTTCCGGCTCCATGTCAATGGCCTCACCTTCCGAGACAATGGCGATAAGTTGTCTAGCGGGTATGGCACTCTAATTTCTCCTGACGGGAGCACGGGGCGGATCAACTATGCGACGGGCAGGTACCAAGTGAACCTCGCGGCCGTTGCCGCCACAAATTTAGAAGCAGACTACAAGCACATCACGGAAGAGTTCCCGTACCATGCTGCCAGGGTGGATTTAGAGTTGACGTTTTTTCTGAATGAGGAGCCAAGCACTGCTACAGAAAGCATCACTGAAGAGTTCTTGCACCGGGTCCTGGCCCGACTCGAGCTTGTGCGGCCAATACATGTTTTGGTGCGCTTGTTGATCGTCGTCCTCGACGCCCCAGAAGTGATAGACGGGTTCTGCACTGACACCATTTTTTGCGGACCAACCATGGGTAAGGATGTGCGCAGTGATGAGTACCGTTTTTACGCGGCGGATTTAGCCAGTGGGCCTGGTGACGCCGGGATGCTCATTGAGAGGACCGACACGACAAACGTAGACTTTTTAGAGGATGATCTGGTAAATTGGTGTCAAGTGCCCGACACGCTTACCATCGAGTTTTCAAACGGCGATCCGGCGCAATATTGGTGAGGTGAGCAATGACAGACGAATATCGGTACTTCAATTTTGGCATACCGCGTGCACATTCTGCAGCTACAGCGCGGGAAATAGCAGACAATCTGACGGCCCTGGCACAAAATAATTTCACTGTGGATGAGGGGCTCCCCCACAATCCGCGGAATGGAATGTTCAGGGTAAACGCCCTGGACAGCACAAACGTGCGGCTGCAAATGTATTATGAGGGGGCGTGGCGCACGCTCATTGAAAATATTGAGTCAATTATAGGTGGGGTGCAGCGGAAAGAACAAGAGTTCGACACTTTGGCTGTGTGGATATTTGACCACAACCTCGGGCGTTTTCCAATCGTGCAAGTACTGTCTGACGTAGGTGAAGTGGTTCTGCCAGAAAAAATTGAGCATGCAAGTTTGAATCGCGTGATCGTGACGCATTCAGAAAACCAATCAGGGTCAATCATAGTCGTGGGGTAAGCAATGGAAAAAAGTGCGTTTAAAGCATGGCTACAAAAGAAAAAGGGGAAGGCTACGGCTTGTCTGGCGACTAAGGACGAGCAAAGAATAGTCGCTGAAGGCCACTTAGTGGTAGAGGCAACTTACACTGATGGGCGGAAAGAGATCTTGGTAGACGACCACAACATGGTAGTGCGCGCCGCGGAAGGAATGATGGCGATGATGAGCTTGGGGCTGCGCACGATGAACTACATTGAACTCGGAGACCCCAGCCCCGTCTCCCCTCCTGATCTCGACGACACCGCCCTGGAGCAAACCACGGGAGAGCGCAAAGCGATCATTGGAAGCGTTTCTGGAAACCAGGCCCTATATGAGGCCACTTGGCTCACCACAGATGGCAACGGTTTCAATTTCACTGAATCGGGCCTATTCACCGACCCGTTTGGTACGGGGACACTATTTGCGCGAAAGACATTCTCCCCGATCAGCAAAAACGCCAGTTTTGCCCTGACTTTTAAATGGGCAATTGGTTTTAGAGTGGCGGACATTGCCGGGGGTTGTACGGGGGTGGCTCTGCTGGGCTCGTCCACGATTACGCAGGACTACCTATTCACTGCAGTGGGGGGTGAAACCCAAGCCGTACTGCCGATCGACTTCATCGTTGGTGGCAAGCAGCTCGACATATTCCTCAATGGTCAACGCCTCGTGTACAATGCGCAGTACTACGAGAGTTCTATTGGCATGGTGTCGAAAGGGATTACTCTAATTGGTTTCACGCTGAAGGCCGGCGACGAAATTTACGCCGTAAACAGGAAATTGGCATAGGAGAAAAGCATGTCTATCAAGAGAATACCGCCGCGTCAGCTCGAGCTGGGCTCCTTGCAGTATTTTGAGCCACTGGCGGAAGACCCGGTAGGGAACCAGCTCGCTCTACGCGAGGGGTGGGTCAAAAATCAAGAGACGCTGGTCTACAAGGCCGCGCAATTCTCTGTGGCGTTTACCCCCGTGACGGCCGGAAACGTGCGCTGGGATCTGGTGTATTTGGACCCGGACGGTTCGGTGCAAACGGCGGCTGGCACTCAAGTAGTAAGCGGTTCACCAGAATTTACCGGGGCGGCGGATCCGCCTGCATACGCATTCCCCATTGCCTACGTGAAAATTGATGAGACTGGGGCTGTGCTTGTTGAAGATGCGGACATTACAGATCTTCGCCCCAAATCGAATATTTGTGAGGATGCCACATATTCCAACAACTACGGGATTACCAATGGGGAATATTATGGGGAGTCCATCGGCAAAATTGACGCAGTCACGCAATACTCGGACGCCTACGCCGGAAAGCCGGATAAGACCTCGGTGCTCCCCGTGTACACCGATTTCAGCGCGCCAGAGTACGCAATTGCTGACGACCAGCCGCTAGTGGAAGGGGTGGCTAACCTAGATATAGAGGCCGACCGTGTCAAAACTTTTGTCGGGAAAGCGAGCTTGTCAGAAACGCTTCCGGACTATTCGGGAGAGACCACGCATCATTATATCGACCCCAACGATCCGCTTTGCCCTGCGGTGGGGAAACTAGACCAAGCACTCTATGACTCACTCGTTTCCTTCACAGTGGCAGGATCCGTTCTCTGGTTCGCCGCTGATACTCCCCCTGCCGGGACCCTTGTGTGTAATGGGGCGCTACTGCTTGTGGCCGATTACCCCGCGCTGTTCTCCGTGATTGGGTACACGTTTGGCGGATCCGGGCTGGATTTCAACCTGCCAGACCTGCGAGGTGAATTCATCCGCGGTTGGGATGCTGGGAAGGGGACAGACCCCGGGCGTCTGTTTGGCTCCTATCAAGCGGACGAATTCGAGAGCCACACGCATAGAGCCAAGGCAACTGGAACTCCGGGAGCCGGATCAATGCTCGTAACAAACGTCGGGCCAGCGTGGACATCGAGTCTGATAGAGGCGACGGGGGGAACTGAAACTCGTCCCCGCAACATCGCGCTCCTCCCCTGCATAAAATATTAAGGAGATATCATGAGCCTTACAAAAGTTGTCTATGCCTACACCCCGGACGGCGGCTACTACCTTGGGGAGACAGTGGCATTCGCCTGCCCCGTCTCCGCCGGCCGAGGGGAAGAAAAATTTTTGATGCCCAGGAACACCACTGGAGTCAAGCCACCTAGTGTTGCAAATGGGCAGTATGCGCGGTGGGACGGCGCACAATGGAGCGTACACCAAATTGTTCCTAATTATGTCTCGTGTACGACTAGCGCGCCCTTAAACAAAGGAAGGTTTGCGCAAGAAGTACTTGCCGCGTTCGGGGCCGAATCGTCCCTGACCGGCACTGAAGAAGAGCTATCGTCAACCTCCCAGAAGACGATTCACGTCGACGGTGTTCCCGGGACCCCTGAAAACATCGTGACCTTAGTCGCGCTGGTCAATGCCCATAATTATCAAGCGGCCCAGCTAGACGTGCTACGCGGGCAAAGGAACACGCGCTTATCCGCCGCTGACTGGATCGTGCAGCGTCATCTGGAGCAGCGGGAGCTTGTGACTCTCGGACAGCTCGGCCAAACAAGCATTTCAGAACAAAAATTCGCCGAGTGGCTGCAGTACAAGCAGCAGTTACGGGACTATGTGGCGGGGGTGTCCGATGTGGATGATCCCCCTGATTTCCCAGCAACCCCTTCATAAGGAGTACTTTCATGCGTTGGATAGTGATTGCAGCGATGATGATTTTCATTTGTGGTAGCGGCTGCTCAGAATTCAGCGAGTACGTCGCCGCCGACAAAGCCACTTTCGAGGCGATCTCGCCGGAGTATCTGGAGTACCTACAGAAAGACGCCGCCTTGGATGACGAGCAGAAAGAGCGCCGGAAAAATTTGGTGGAGACGTGGCGTATGCGCATCGAAGGCGCGGAGCAATCTGTGGAGCAGCCAGCGGAGGAACCCTGATGGAAGAGGTAAAATTTCAAGACGAGATCGTCCAAAATTTTAAGGATTTGGTTGGGACCACTTGGGACGCCATGCCCGAAAAGGAAAAGAAGTTGCTCCAGGCCTTGGCTAAAGATGCGGCAAAACTGCATTTTAAAGCCCTGACGTCCAGCGCCCCACTGGACCGGGAGATTGCGATCGTGAACGCCTCCCTGGGCAACTTCACCGTCGCTAAATATTTCTCTGTGAAGAAAGTGTTCTGGCAAGCCGTTGAGCGCGCAGCGACCATCGCCGTTCAGGCGCTAGTCAAAGCGGCGCTGGGTGCTGTAATCGCTATCTAGCTTGTAGTACACTTTTTAAACACACCACGAAGTGGCTGGGAAACCCAGCCATTATTTTTGCAAAAAGTCTTGACAAGCAGCATTTTATTGGTACAATCGGGGAATGGACACATTTTTTACCTATTCCACCATGTGCCGACCAAAAGAGGGGGCGCCTTTCAATCGCGGGCCAGGGGAGAAGACGTATCTGGCTTTCTTCCCGACAGCGGATAGGGTCAGCTCGGCCCTGGAAGCAATCCCCCAGTTCGAAGAGGTTTTAACCACCCGCATTTACCGCAATGATTTCCCCGAGCACCCCCGCACCCCATTGCACTCGCTAGATTCCATCGCAGATGTCTTCCAAAATTGCCAACGATGTACCCTTTCCCACCACCGCATTTTCTTTGTCTCTCACAGGGGAGACGACGCGGCGAAGGTGGTACTTTTGGGGCAATCTCCCGGGCATGATGAAGACACCTCCGGGTTCCCCTTTGTTGGGAAATCAGGGCGGTTGCTCGATGAGATGCTGGCGGAAGCACGTTTCCCACCATGCCTACTGCTAAATTTAGTAGGCTGCCGCCCGGATGATGGCAATGGGCGAGAGCGCACCGACCCGACTTTGGGGGAGATGACGGCGTGTGCGCAGCGCCTGTGGGCTATGCTTACGGTCATAAGACCAAAAATCGTCATTGCCCTTGGGCTGCTCCCGGCATGTGTCTTCTTCGGGACACCGAGCGCTGCGCGCAAGATTCCCCGTAACTACTTCCTGCACTCTGGCAGCGTCCTGATTGCTCACACCTTCCACCCCGCCTTTCTTCTACGAAGGATTCAGGCGGGATCGGAAGACGACATGCTGGAAGAGATCGAATTCTTCCGTAAGGTCGTGAATTTACCCGTAACTTCTACGGGCGAAAATTGGCATTTAGAAGGTGGTTTGAAATTTGTGGGGGCGGCTAGATGGTAGAAATCAATTCTTTGGGGCCAAATCTCGACGCTGCCGCATTGTTGCCCATCTTTGGGTATGTTTGCACATAAAATGTGGTAGTTTTACGTTGGCGGGCTTTAAAACATGGGGAAAACAATACGTCCGATTAACGTGTTGTCTAACAGCACCTTGCGCACTTGTGCGTTGACCCTGCGTGACGGAAAAGTTACGGTCGAACCCCTTATGTCTCTCTCTCTCTTGAACCTACGGTTACGCTTTAACCTTTTTAAAAATTTTCGCTTTTTTTTTCAAATCCGGTTAGGAGAAAGAGTTACGACGGATTCGGAAAGTGCTGCCTATAAATTTTCTTTTTATATATGTAATTCTTCTTTCTTTAACTCTCTGTATTAATGTATTTATAGCCTGCGCTTTTCTCACGGGAAGGTTGCGGGCAAATAAGATTAAGAACACGATCAGGTTACAACAACAATCAAAGGAGAACCGCATGGCGCTTGACTTCTTTGTAAAGCTTTCTGGCCATTGTAGTAAGGCTATTTCCCGTAACTTTTCCGTCACGCAGGGTCAACGCACAAGTGCGCAAGGTGCTGTGGCACAGCACCTTATCCAGACGTATTAAAGCAAGGGGGTTTTGCCATGAAGTGCTTATCTTGTGGGGCTGAGCTGACGCGACAGAAGAAGTTCTGCTCCCGCATTTGCTACCGCTCTCTAACTGTAAAAACTTGCCCTTCGTGCCAAAAGGAGTTCCATGTGAGAAAGAGTGAGCAATTGTACTGTAGCAAGCGGTGCGCGGGGCAAGAGAAACTCCGTTCTGCCCGCACCTGCACGGCGTGCGGCGTTAAGTTCTTGCCGACACATCCTGATCAACAGTATTGTAGCCAGGTGTGCAAGTCCAAGTCACAAGAAACTGGCTTCACTCCTAAATCCTTGACATTCCGGGAATTCGTGCGCCCACCTAAAGGGCATTGGCGGAGCATGCCCCCGGAAAAGTGGGGCCTCACTCAGTACTGGTCGTGGTTGAGAGACAGCATAGCAGCGGATGGTTTCAGCGTGCTGTCCCCGCTTCCCGTAAATGAAATGGGAAAGTTACGGCAATTCCACCGCAACTATGACAACGGGGATGGCTCCAGGGGTGTGACGATGGCACGCCTGCGTGATGTTGGCTACTATCTCATCCGTGACTTTTCAATATTCTGCCGGCACTTTAGCTGGACTCCGCCGTTCACCCCTGGCACCCTAATCGGCTTTTGGCCGTCGATAGTGGCCGTGACAGCCGGGAAATGTACGGGCATATTCCAGCAGTATGACCCCAACACCGCTGGCGGGTGGGAGACGGTTCGGACTCCTCCGGAGGAATCTAAAGTCTATGGCTGGGATGGGGTACAGGCCACAGGCACTAAACCTGCCTCTAAGAAGACCGACTGGCAACATTTGGAGAAGGAAAAATGGTCGGCGACGACGGTGTGGGCGGCGGTGTCGTCGCTGCGCGATATCGGAAACCCAGTGCAAGAACTCACGCGACACAACCGCAAGGACCTCAATGCGCTGATCGCGCAGGAGGGCATTCTAACTGTGGGGCTGGTGGTGGAGGAGCTGGTAAAGGACTTCTCATGGCACTCTAAATTCCTTCCCTGGGACGGGCCTATACGCCCTAAAGCCATCGTTGGGTTTTGGCCGGCGATCAAAAAAACGGTGCTGAAAAAGGTGCCCTATTTGTTGGAGGTCAGCGTATGATCCTGTCAGAAAAAACGCTCGGGGTCAGCCGGGCGATGCTTGAAAGCGCCCACATCCCGGAAAACTTCTGGTCGCTACAGCTTCGTGGAAATCCGCAGACACCCGAGGTGTATGCACAGATGCAGTCTATCCTTGCCACTCTCTCCGAGTGGTTATTCACTAACCAGGGTGTCTTAATCAACGGGCTATGCGGGGCGGGGAAGACGTCCTACGGGTGCATTTTGCTCAGGCAGGCAATGGCGTACAGTGCCCGCTGCCTGTTCGTTTACGCCGCTGAAGTTCCCGCAATCTGGGATAAGCCAAACCCATCATCCGGTCAAATCTACCACACCGATTTCCATTCTGCCGACTTGCTTTTGCTCGATGATTTAGGGCAGGAGGATTCCATCTCTAAGTTCGATGGGCAGAAGAAGGTGGAGTTCATCATCCGCAGCCGGTACGATGCAGGGCGGCCAACGGTGGCCACCAGCAATTACACCATCCCTGAGTTGATCCGCCGTCATGGGGTGTTGTTTGAGGGCCTCATGCGCCGGGCCTTCCCTAACGTGCTTTCATTCACTAAAAAACTTTTTTAGGAGAAAAGGATATGACCCCAGAATCTTTGAAGATAAAGCTTCCCGTAAGTGTGTTCCTGCTTGAAAAAGTAGTTCAGGCCGTGAGCAGTTATGCAAACGACATGGAGACCGACTACACCTGCACGGTTGAAGACGGCTTTTTGGTTATGGAAGACACTGGTAATTTTCGGGGTGCTGAGGAGGGGAAGCGGTAGCACGCATGAACATAGACGCAGCATTTTTTTACTGCCTGTTGCGGGATGGCGACCCTAAGCCGCTGGCGGCGACCCCCCGCGAATGGGTCACGAAGGAGTGGTGGGGGGTCTACGACTTTGTCGTGGAGTGTATGGCTAACCCGCAGATGCACCATCTCCCTAAGCTGGAGACGGTGGTGGAGCGGTGCGGCGTGCAGTTTACCCACACGGATGAGGATGTTGGCTACTATATTGGTCTGCTGTGCAAGCGGGCAGCTCGGCTTTCTCTGGAAGATGGCATAACCCGTGAGCTTTTGCCGCTCTTGCGCGATCCGTCCGACATGGAGTTCAACCCCATCGCGGCGGCGGAAAAGATGCTGCTTCTCTGCGCTTCGATTCAACGAAAGTATCGGCAGCGGGGGGCGGCGGTGCTCGACTATAACCGGGATTTAGCCCCCCGCGTTGTCGCGTACAATCAGAGAAAAGAGCGGGGTGGGATGATTGGCATCCCATACCCGTTCGAGCCCATGAATGCCGCCACTGGGGGCATGATCGGTGGTGAAGGTACAGTCATGCTGGCGCGTAGTGGTGTGGGGAAGACTTGGCTGTTTTCCAGGGTCTGCAACCACGCGGTGGAAAACGGGTATTCGGTGCTTGCCCTCTCTCAGGAGATGCGCCCCAGGGAATTGAGCGTGCGCCTGGACGCCTTAGGGGCACGTGTTTCCCCCGAGCGCTTTTGGCGCGGCACATTGAGTGTAGAGGAGGAGCTGCGCGTGCGCGAGTACTATACATCTTTGCCACAGCGCAAGGGTAACATTTACATGTACGGGCCATCGGACATCAACAGTTTTGCCGCCTTCGAGGCCCTGCTGACTACGATGCGCTCTAAAGTTGACCTTGTGGCGTGGGATAGCCCATATTTGGTCATCCGCTCTGACAGGTGGGAACAGCGCGCGGATTTCTGCCACTGCCTAAAGCAGACTATCGAGGACTTCGACATTCCGCTATTCGTCACCTGGCAGCTCAACCGGCAAAATGAGCCGGCGCTTACGGATGCCATCCTCACCGACATGGACCAGGATTTCGTCGCCACCAACGAGAACTTGAAGCAAGTCATGCAGCTCTTGATCTCTTCGATGAAGACGCGGACGGGCCTGGAGCTTGAGAAACTGCTGCTCAAATGGGATCTCAGCGAGGGGATAGCGGATGTCATCTCCTGGCGGATCCCTGGATATGGGGACTCCCATGCGTCTTATGTGGTGGAGGATGTGTGATGTTGGACGGCGAGATTCAGACTTTGGCCGACCTGCTTGGCAGTGGCTGGCATCGAGCCGGAACAAGCCTTCAGATGAGTTGCCCTAACGCCCCATATTCGGCTGGGCATAAGGGTGTGGATAGCCACTTCTCTTTTGGGATCAAGGCCGCCGACGGCCCGTCGGTTTGCCATTGCTTTGCATGTCAGATCGGGGGCACAGTCCTGGAAGTTTTTTCCCGGCTGTTCGCGCAATGCCGGGTGAGCAAAGATGTATTCGCCTACGTCCAGGAGGTCGAGCGGTTCGACTTGAAAGGGGTGATCGAGCGGCTCGCTCGGAGGAGGAATAGGGTCGCCCAAGTGCGGGGGCCGGGTACTTTTAACCTCCTCGAGTTCACTAAAACGTGTCATAGCCAGTGGACGCAGGCGTCAAAATTTCTGATGGTAAGGGGCGTGACGGAAGAAGAGGTCAAGCGCTACCGCATTGGATTTGACGAGGTGCGGTCACGGGTGACATTCCCGTTTTTTTCTAAGGATGGCGACTGTGTCGCCTGCACTGGCAGAATGGTTGGTGATGGGCAGCCAAAGTACTGGCGCTATCCAACAACGAATGAAGCGGTCTTGTTTGGGGAGGAGCAGGTTGACAATTCACTGCAGCAGGTGGTGCTTGTGGAGGGGCCATTTGACTGTATCCGGGTGCGCCGTTTGCTACCCAATGTGCTTGCCCTAAATAGCCTGAATCTATCCTCTAGGCAGTGCGAGCGCCTGCTAGAGTTTGCTAACACGGTCTACCTAATGCTGGATGGAGACGATGCTGGCAAGCTCGGGATTGAGAAAATTGGTTCAGCGCTCCGGAGGAGGGTGCGGGTATTCGTTTTAGATGTGCTGGACGGGATCGACCCAGACCAAATGACGGATGCTCAGATTTGGGCTTCCTATAAATCCGCAAAAATTTTTCACTATTGAATTGACAAGTAGCCAAAAATTGCTATAATATGGTCTGTGTTTGTTTTGCCTTATGGCTTTTTTAAGGGAGTCTTTATGACCTACTATGAACGGGGCTTAGGGAAGATGAAGCAGTATGCTCCGTCTACCACCGCCGCCCCCGAACGACAGAAGCGGTTTTCTCTAAAGAAGGGCGAAGTCGCCCGTCTTATGATCCTTACGCCAAGTGTGGCGGATGTGGTCTGTGCCTATGAGCACTCATGGTTTCGGCCGGGGGTGCCCGACAAGTTGGCTTTCAACATGTTCTGTACCTGCGAAGTGATGTCCTCGGGCGAAATGAATCCGCGTGCTTGCCCCCTGTGCGCAGAGCAGATGTTCAACAACTTCATTTCTCGAAAATGCCGCGCCTATCTGTGGGTGGTGGATTTTCGAGTCTACGACATCGAGGGCAAGAAATGGGCGCACACCCCAAAGCTTTGGGTCCTGGGCAAGCAGGGGGCTGACCTCCTGGACTCGCTGCTGCAGGAAGCAGACCCCACGGGTAAGTGCGCGGGAACGGTAATCGACGTGCGCCGGCAGGGGGATCAGGCCGCTAATTGTGGCAGCCATTTCCAGATCAAAGGGAAGACTGACCCATGGGCGTGGCTCATAAAGAACTCGGCCCGTGGTGAATACTACCAGAAGGCGGTAATGAAGAAATCTGGAAGGAAACTCACCAGGGAAGAGGCGATCCGGGAGTACTACAGGGTCCCGGACATTGAGCAGCTCATCGCCCCCACTAGCGCCCGCAAGGAGTATTTCTTGGCGTACATCCGCCGTGTGATGGGGCAAACCCAGGCCCACCACGATAGCTACGGTGATCCTACGGACGATGTCGGCCGGAGAGCAGAGGCGTTCATGAACCAGGATTTTGGCAGTGAGCCGGATCCGAGCACCTTTGATGCGCCGCCGGCAGATGACCCGGTTTCTGCTGAAGAGGCCCCCGTGCCAGACGATCTACCAGAGATCGACCCCCCAGCAGATGACCATGCGGCGTTCGACGCCACGGTCCAGAAATTTGGGATGGTGGATGAGGTAAAGGGCACGCCACCTCCGCCGCCGAAGGCCCAATCAGCAATTCAGCCTCCGGTGGGTGCCTCCGCAGATGTCCTGCCTTCCGCCCCGGTTGAGGGGAAAAAGGAGGGGACGGTGGAGCCAGAGAAAAAAAGGAAGGGTAAACCGAAGTCGGAGCCGATAACTCCCAAAGATTTCGACACCTATAATTAGAGGAGAGGGCCGGCCTCACCCGGCCCTGTTAGCATGGACTTCTCTAAGGAACTTTCACAGATTAAGCAATCCCCTGTGGTCTCATTAGACTTTGAAACGGACGGGCTCATCCCGTACGAAGCGAAGCCAGAGGGGGTTTCTGTCGGGTGGAAAAAAGAGGGGAAGGTCCATGCTCAGTATTGGACTTTGGACTGCTCGGGGAAGAATAAGGTGTCCTGGCAGTGGTTCAATGAGACCATTCTAAATTCAATTTGGGAGGATGCTGAGAAAACTCTTGTCTTCCACAATGCCAAGTTTGACCTTCAGGTCGCCATGCGCCGAAGAGCGCCCTACCCACTTCGGGTCAGCGAAATCTGGAAACGGTGGCCCAAGTGCCGGGTGGACGACACGATGATTATGTCCTTCTTGGTGGATGAGAATCGCCCCCGGTCATTGAAAGACCTGTCTCGCATCCTTCTTAAGAAGCCGCGCGCAACGTATGAGCAGACGCAGGCCAAGATCAATGGGATCTACCGCAAGGCGGAGAACGTCATTGATGAATTCGTGCGGCAGGGGTGGATCATCTACAGTAGTTTTCGTAAGCCGTGCGCGGGAGAACTGTTCCCATCCGAACACGCGGAAATGATTTCCGCGTACCCGCTCTTGTCAAAAAAGGACTTTGACAAGAAGTTGACTGCGGATTCTGGTGAATCCTCCCCCGCCGATTGGGCTTACTACGTCTCTCTCCACCACAAGCCCCAAACGCATTTTGAGGAGATGATCCACCGAATGAGGGAAGGGTTGAAGAAGGAGGAATTTTCGCAAGAGCTTTCCTCTTTGATTTCTCCTAAGATCAAGGCCCACCATCAGGTGGAGGCAGAACGGATGATGTGGTCTTACGGCAAGGAGGATGCTTCAGACACCCTGCGCATTTATGACATCCTTTCCCCGCTTCTTGGGAAGGCAGAGCGCAAGTGGTACGACGAGGTAGAACTCCCCTTCGCGCTGCTGATGGTGGTGATGGAAATCGGGGGGATGACTGTGGACGTATCCCTTCTGGAGGCGATGGAGCGGGATGTGGGGAAGCTGGTAGCGGAATCGGAGGTGGCATTGAGGGAACGTGTTAAACGAGAGTTTGACATCGACTTCAACCCACACTCCCACACTCAGCTCAAGGACTTATTCTGGAACCGGATGAAACTGACCCCGCCCGAATGGGCACAGGATACAGCGTCTGGGTTGCCGTCCACTGACTCCGAAGTGCTGGAGTACCTAGCCAAGCGGGGAAATGATATCTGCAAGGATCTCTTAACACTATCTGGGCTCAGTAAGCTCCATGGGACTTACCTCAAGCCACTTCGGGAGCGGGGGCAGAGCAACGCTGGGTTGATTCGCACCAGTTACAATACGGTTGGCCCAGTGACGGGGCGGGTCTCGTCCTCCGCTCCCAATTTGCAGAATGTGCCCAATGCGGACAAGATGCCAACCATTCCAGTTGACACCTTGGGGAAAATGTATGGGCAGCGGATGAATGGTGTTCTGCCGTTAGGGTGGTCCTATGTGGGGGATGACAAAAAGGAAGTTAGGATGGTGCCACTGCGACGTGCTTTCTGTGCGCCGCCGGGATACAAGCTTCTGGTCGCCGACTACTCCCAGATTGAGCTTCGCGCAATCGCGCATATCAGCGGCGACCCAGTTCTTCTCAACGCCTATCGTCATTGGGACTGCATCTGCGGAGCGTCTGGTGACACCGAGGTTGCCATGCACGCCTGCCCTAAATGTGGCGCCCCAGATGGTACGCGCGATGTCCTAGACCCGAAGCAACCTGTTGTCTCAGGCTTCTGCTTGGGGTTTGATATCCACAGTTTGACGGGACTACGCCTTGGCCTTTTTGCCAAATTAGGCCCAAAGAAGGGGCGTAAGATGGCAAAGCCCGTGAATTTTGGGTTATGCTATGGAGAGAGTGTCTATCGCCTTGCCCGCGATTTGGGGGTGAGTGATGATGAGGCTCAAGGATACCACAACGGATATTTCTCACTCTATGCTGGGGTGGGGGAGTATCACCGTTGGGCCATTGAGACACTCAAGACCGTCGGTGAATTTTCGATGATCTCCAGCGGGCGCAAACGCCATTTCCATGTGCAGAAAAAAGCGATCGGAAAAAATCGCTTCTCTAAGAAAGACATCGCCAAGACGATGCGCGACATCGTCAACAATCTGCCACAGGGCTCGTCGGCGGATGTTATGAAAAAGGGGGTTTTGACATTTGTGTCACGGGTAAAGGAAGCTCCCGAACTAGCAGATTGCCAGCTTGCACTGCAGGTGCATGACGAGGTGGTAGCACTGGTGCCCGAGGAGGTGGCAGAAAACGCCAAGAGTGTTTTGGTCCCAGCGCTGGAACTGAGTTCTCGCTGGAAGGTGCCAATTTTGGTAGACTGCAAGATTTGCAGTTCATGGGATGAAAAATGACGATAGCTGTGATGCGAGGGGGCCTGATCGCCCTCTATGGGGTAAAGCAGCAGGAAGAGCTGCGGAAGTCTTTGGTGTTCCAGAAGTATGACTATGGTACGAACACTAGGATTCCAATTCGCTGCTATACGGAGATTTCACGCCCGGAAGGACCTGTGTTTTTGGTCCCTCGGCATTTCTGCCGGCACCACCCAGAATTTGGTCCATACGAGATGCGAGAGGATTTTTCATTGGGGGAACCACTCCCGGAAGGCATCTGCTTATCCCCCAAGAAATCCTTATCCTGGCGTGGCATAAACCAGGACCAAGTCGTCACTGAAATGTTGATGAAGGCACAGACTTGTCTGGGAGGTTACGGGATCGCACCATGTGGCTCTGGTAAGACCTTAATGGGCAGCGAACTTGCCCGACGCCTTGGGCGGGCTACCCTCATCATTTTATCTCGTCGGTATCAGGTGACGCAGTGGTGGGCGGAGCTGGAGGACTCATTTGTCGGCATGGCTGGAAATGTCGGGATCTACCAAGGAAAGCGCCGGGAGCGAAGTCATCCTATCATCCTGGCTACAATCAATACGCTACTCAAAGAGCCAGACCCGAACTTCTTCAAGAGGTTTGGGACCGTGTTTTTTGATGAGGGGCACCACCTGCCGGCAGCGACTTGGATGGCGATGATCGCCAGGTTACGCAGCAAGTTCATTTTTGCGCTGACGGCATCTTACCACAGGACGGATAAGCTGGACGGGCTTTTCCAATTGCTCTTGGGGGATACGCTAGCCGAGGCAAAAATAGGGACAGTGTCTGGCGGGAGGGTGGATATGGTCCACCTCCCTTCTTATTTTTCCAGCCGACGTCCATGGGGCACACATCCAAACCGGAAGCAGTGGAGCGTGCAACTAGCCAACAATGGCTTGCGTAATCATGCCCTGGTAGAGATCATTTCTCAAGTGTATGAGGCACGCCGGCAGGCCCTAATTTTCTCGGACATAAGAGAGCATTTGTGCGTTTTGAAAGAGCTGTGCAAGAAGCGTATCCCAGAAGAAAATATGGGGAGTTACATGGGGGGAATGGCCGATGCGGCTTTGCAGGAAGGTGGGCAAAAGCCGGTGACGTTCATCACGTATGACATGGGGAGTGAGAGCGTGAATTTGCCGTTTAAAGATGCAGCAGTATGCGCAACTCCCCCACCCTCCAATCTGAAACAGCTAAAGGGTAGGATAGACCGGGCACACCCCACCGGCGGGGAGAAGCCAGCCCCTTACCTGGTGGACTTCATCGACCCCGGCCAGTATTTTGAGCGCAAGGGGGAATTCCGAGTTTCTCAGTGGAAGAAGGAAGGGTTGGAGGTCAAGAGGGTATCATATACAGGAGACGATAATGGATGAGCTGCAGAGGTATAATAGGGCCTATTACCAGGCCCATAAGAAGCGAATTTCTGAGAAGAAGAAGCTCCGGTGGCGTGAGGACGCCAAGTATCGTGAACAGATAAACGCCCGGCGTGAAAAGGCATTGGCCCTCCGGAGGGAGCAGTGCTTGCCCAGGGGGAGGAAGGCTGGTGGGCAGAACACTACTCGCGTTTTCGTGGCTAATGGAGAGACCAGATTGGTCTATTCTATAGGGACCGTTGCTAGGTTTTTTGCTCGTCATTACACGACGCTTGAGCGCTGGGCGCGAAGCAGACTGCTGCCGGTGATCGTTGACGAGCGCGGGCACTTTTGGTTTGACCAAGTGGTCATCCAAAAATGTTGTGGCATCATGGAAGAGTTGTCTGGCGCCACCTATTCTTCAAAACGGCGGGCGGTGGATGAACTAAAGACCCGGATCAAACAGGTGTTCCATGGGTAAGAAAGAGGTCGCCTTAAGCACTAGCACTTTAGATCTGATGGGTGATCCAGAGCGGGGACACCAGCGCCTACGCGACATCGCCCTTTCTGCTG